CATTTGGTAATAGAGCAGTTGATGGACAACTTGCTACTATATCAGCAATAAATGATGGAGCAAATGACTCAGCTTATTTAGCATTTAGCACTGAGGTAACAAGTGGTGCATTAGCAGAAAGAATGAGAATTTCATCAGATGGTAAAGTGGCAATAGGACACACAAGTGCAGACGGCACTCTCCATGTTCATACTGCAACTGCTGGTAGCACAACAGCAAATGCTAATGCAGATGATTTAGTTGTGGAGAATAGCGATCATGGTGGTATGACCATTTTAACTCCAGACGATAAAATAGCATACTTAATGTTCGGTGATGCTTCTGATTCTGCTAGAGCTGGATTTCAATATTATCACGAAGGTGTAGATAGCAACGAAAGATTATTATTTAATGTTGCTGGTGGTGAAAGAATGAGGCTTACATCTGCTGGGCAATTAGGCGTAGGAGTCTCACCAGATAAATTATTAACTCTTGGACAAGATGCAACTGATGGTGCTCAAACTGCATATCTAAAAATATTAGATACAGACACAGACACAACTGCCGATACTCTGCTTGAAATTTTATTTTCTAAATACCATACTGGAACAAGTGCGGCTGATGTTGCTTCAATAGGTGGTGGCGTTGAGCAATGGAGTGGAACAAGTAGTAATAGAAATGCTTACCTAGAATTTATGACAGTTGCTAGTGGTTCAAGAAGTCAAGCACTAAAGCTAGGTTCTGATAAATCAGCTTTATTTAGTGGGCAAATTCATTTAGGAAGTTCTAATCAACTTCGTATTTATTCTGAAGGAAGTGGTGGAAGCGATAATCAAATTATACTAGCCAAACTAAATAATCTAAGAATTTTAAATCAGCATCATGGTGGCAACATTAACTTTTCAACAGAGAGTTCTAGTGGTACTGCTGTTACAAATATGGTTTTAAATTCTCATTCAAAAATTTCACTTTCCAATAATGATGCCAACACCGCTAATACAATTTTTGGTAAAAATGCATTTAATGATGGGGGTTCAGATGTAGGTGCTGATTATAATGTAGCTATTGGCGAACTTGCTATGGGAACTGGCACTCTTGGTGCTTCAGTAAATAATGTAGCTATTGGTTATAGAGCATTAACTGATATTACTGGTAGTGGCGGCGGTGGAGATGACAATGTTGCAGTCGGATATGATTCAGCTACAAGTATTACAACCGGCAGAAAAAATGTGGCTATTGGAATGAATAGCTTAAAAGGGTCTACAGATGCTGACCAATGTGTTGTTATTGGTGCATTAGCTTGTGAAAATGCAGATGTAGATACAGATGGTGTAGTTGCTATAGGATTTTCTGCTCTTAATGACCTTACAGATGGTGCTCAAAATACGGCTGTTGGCTATAAAGCAATGAGTGAATTGACCTCAAGTGCAAGTAATGTGGCAGTTGGCTATGAAGCATTAAAACTTCTTGCAACAGGTTCTGGAAGTAATATAGCAATCGGATTTGGTGCATTGGATGAAATACTAACAGGTTGTTGCAACATCGCCATAGGAACAAACGCACTAGGAAACTGCGATGGTGCTGAAAATGAGAATATTGCTATTGGTAATAATGCTGGTTTAAACTTAGATAATGGTCATAACAATACGATAGTTGGGGCTAATGCAAATGCTTCATCTGGTACTGCTAATGGTCAAATAGTAATAGGTAAAGATGTAACAGGATCTGCTGGTAATAGTAGTGCGACTTTAGGACTATCTACTAACAAAGTTTCCATTGATTTAGATGGAAGTGATACAAGTTGGGCGGCATCATCAGATGAGCGATTAAAAGAAAATATCCAGACCTCTACTGCTGGACTTTCATTTATAAACGAACTTAGACCAGTAACCTTCAATTGGAAGAAAGCAAAAGATGTCGATAAGAGCATGAGTCAGTATCAAGACTCAGAAGAACCAGCTTTAGGTGCAGAGGGAAGCTATGGCAAAACAATGCATGGTTTTATAGCTCAAGAAGTAAAGTCTGCTATTGATAAACATAGTGAATTAAAAGAAGGGTTTGGAATGTGGCAAGAATGGGAAGATGGAACACAAGCTGTATCTGATGGAGCCTTAGTTCCTATGCTTGTTAAAGCTGTACAGGAGTTATCTGCAAGAGTAGAAGAATTAGAAAGTAAATAACAAAGGAAAACAAATGGTACAAAAACAAAATCAATCACCAAAAGTTGTTCTAGGCGATATTGAATATGATGTCAATAAAGACTTTAACGATGAACAGAAAAAGCTGTATCTGCACTTAAAAAATATTAATGATAAAATTGATTCTAATAATTTTATTCAAGAGCAGTTATCAGTTAATAAACAGGCATTCATGCAAATGCTAACCGAATCTTTAACAAAACCAAAAGATCATTCACCACATGATCCCGGAGATGAGAACGATTCATGATAATTAGATGTGCCTATGATCATGATGTAGTAATTCATTTAAATAAAAAGAAGGGAATTACAAAGAAAGTGAAGTTGGCTGATGGAACTTTTATTACATTAACATATCCAAATAGTAAAAACTACTTTTTAAGAAATGGTGACACTATAATTAAAAAAAGTGATTCATTTAAAACCATTGAAGAAGCATATGTGAAAGAGTGTGAAAGTTTAAACGACTCTGATGATCATGGGCGTATCGACATAGTTAAACATAAAATAAAAGACCATAAGGTAGTTTTAAGATGATTATTGAATATGAAGTAGATTATGAAATTAGTACAAGCTACGATATTTCTATTGAGTACACTTTTAACCCTTAATTGTTCAAATGGGTGGACCATAGGTGGATATGAATTAACACCAATGGATACGAATACTGTATTTATAGAAATAATAGCAAAAGATTCCACAATGCATTGGTATGCTGGAAAGTTATATCATGGAGATAACTACTGCATATTGCATAATCAATGGGAAGAGGTAAGGATACAATAATGGATCCAGTTTTATTACTTGAAAGTTGGGGTACTTTGGGAGCCACAGGATGTATTTCATTGCTTTTTGGATTCATGATTACAAATTTAATTAAAAGTCAAAAACACCAAGATGGAGAATTAGAAGCTATAAGAGAAAATGCTTCAGGCATGGCAGAAGTGTTATCTAATACACAGTCAATAGTTCTAAAGCTGGTTGATAGAATCCAAAGAGAATCTGAACAACAAAGCGATGAACGAAATCGCAGACATGAAAGTTTAATGAAAGAAATAGATGATTTAAGTGATAAGGTGTCTTTTTTACAAGGTCGAATTAACGGTGGTGGTAAACACTAATGGCTAAAGACCCTAGATTGAAAAGATTTGGTTTGTCTGATTATAACAAGCCTAAGAGGACACCAAGACATAAATCTAAATCTCATGTAGTTTTAGCAAGATATAAACAAGGAAGTAGAACAGTAACCAAATTAATTAGATTTGGTCAGCAAGGGGTAAAAACAAATCAGACAGTTGCTCAAAGAAGGGCTTTTAAATCTCGCCACAGAAAAAACATAGCAAAGGGTAAAAGTTCAGCAGCATGGTGGGCAAATAAGGTTAAATGGTCACCAAGCAAGACAAGAGGCAAATAATATGGATTATGAAAGCATAGATGATTACAGAAGCCATGTCAAAGAAAGACTTGCAAGAATAGAAACAATTTTAGAGCGAGAACTTCCAGATATAAAAGAACAATTAAAAATGTCCAATGGTAGAACCAGAAAGCTAGAGAATTGGAGAAACTTCACACTAGGTGGGTTAGCAATAATAATTTTTTTAATAACCAATATAAAATAAGGAAAAATAAATGATGAACTTAGATGAATTAAAAAAGATGGTAATTGAAACATCTGAAGAAACCATTGAAGATAACTTGCCTTTAGTTATGGCTACTGTTGAAGAAATGATGTTAGAAAAATTAGATTCAGATGATGTAAAAAAAGACTTGGCAACTTGGCTAAATCGTAAACTAAATTTGCCAGTAATGAATGAAAAACAAGAGCAAAAATTATTTGAAAGTATAATTGATAAAGTTCAAAGTTTTTTTGTTGTGTTAATACCTAAGTTGTTTAAAGCTGTATTAAAAAAATAATGATTAACTCATTGCAGATTTTAACTATCATAAAAGGCACTCTTGAGGAAATGGGTAGAAAATATTATAGCCATGATGCTATGATGATGGTCTACAGAACAGGGATAGTTGAGTCAAAGTATAAATATATTATGCAAAAAGGTGGCAACAATATAGCCAGAGGCTTTTGGCAATGTGAACCATTTACAGCAGTTTCATTATGTGAGGATTATCTAAAATTTAGAACCAACCTACTTAAGAGATGTGCAGAGGTTTGCCACCTTGATAAAGATTATTTTATCAACCCTGAAGAGTCTGAATGGCAAGATATATTAACTACCAACATAAAAGCTGGAATCGTTTGCTGTCGTTTGCATTATTGGAGAGTACCCAAGCCAATGCCAAAGTCATTAGACGATCAAGCTGTATATTGGAAGGCATACTATAATACTCACAAAGGAGCCGGAACAACTAAGCACTTTAAAGAGCTAGTTACCAAATATGAGCGATAATTTAGTACAGGACATTGATGGTAATATTATAGGATGCCCCCATTGTGGAAGCAGAAGCATACGAAAGTTTGGTTATATATATAGGGCAAAAAGTAAAAAACCTCAATGGATGTGCAGAGCTTGTGGGAAGAGGACTGTAAGACCAACAATTTTAGAAAAGGTAGATTTTGAAAAGCAAGATATTGATCCAGATTATATACCGATTGAAGAGTTAATTGAACACAGAAAAAAGAAATATGCTGTTAAAATAAAGGGAAAAGAATCAAGAAGATTAATAAATATAGATATTAAAACAAAAGGTGCTATTGGTATTTTACATTTTGGTGATCCACATATTGATGATGATGGTACAGATATAGCTGATATTTACAAATTGTGTAATTTAATAAATAAGACAGATGGATTGTTTGCTGGGAACTTAGGAGATGTGCAAAATAATTGGATAGGTAGATTATCTTTTTTACATGGACAACAGTCAGTAACTGCAAAAGAAAGCTGGAGGCTTACAGAGCATTTTGTAAATAGTGTTAATTGGCTTTATTTGATAGCTGGAAATCATGATGTCTGGTCAGGTGATGGTGACCCCTTAGATTTTATAATGAGGGATCACAAGGGCGTATATGAGAAATGGGGTGCTAGATTAAATCTTAGGTTTCCAAATAATAAAGAAATACGAATAAATGCAAGGCATACTTTTAAGGGTCATAGTATGTGGAACTCGGCACATGGAGTTGCAAAAGCTGCACAAATGGGATGGAAAGACCATGTGCTTACTTGTGGACACACTCATGTTTCAGGTTACCAAGTTTTAAAAGACCCAGCTTCTGGGTTAATTTCTCATGCCTTGCAAGTAGCAAGTTTTAAAATTATGGATAATTATGCTGACAAGTTAGGATTAGATGATAAGAACATTTTTAATGCACCAGTTACAATAATTGATCCTAAATATGATGATGATGATAATAGATTGATAACAACAATATTTAACCCGTATGAGGCAGCAGAATATTTAACATGGAAAAGATCAACGAAATAACAACAAAGGATTCAGGGGTTAATGCATTTGATATTATTATGCAATGCAAAGAAATAGCTGATATGATAGATATAACAAATATTATTCTTGATAACACTAGCATTGACGAAAAAGAAATGCTAATTAAACTAATTGAGAGTGTAAGGAATTTAGAGCTTCAAATAATAGACTATGAACCTCATTATATACCAAAGGCAAAAGCATGAGTACATACCAACCAGCATTTTGTAACATTACAACAGATTTAGCGTTTATTGAACCAAATATAGCAGAATATGATGGTAAAAGGTCGCTTCCTGGAAACTTTACCACAACAAACACATCTAACCTGTATCAGCTAAATAATACAGGTTTTATTGACCAACTTTATAAAGATGGGGTTGAAATGACTTCTGTAACAGACACCCCTAATGCAGACAATGAATATAATTATTCTGCTAGTACAGATTCTGTGCAGTTTTTCTTAGCATCATCATCTGTATCTGCACTTAATTCTAGTGTATTTGAAGCATCGCAAGATTGGGCAACATTAAAAACAGAGGCAGTAAATAGAGCATCTGACTTTGTAAGAAGTTATTTACCTTTCCCGATATACCCCAATAAAGGGGTAGGAACAGCAGATGCTACTGGTTCAGACTTTCCTGAGATTATTGTAAGAAGCACAGCAATCATGGCAGTTGAGAGCCTTGTAAGACCTTATGACTTTGAAAGAGCAGAACAGATAAAATCTCAAGCAATGAATGATGAGGAAACAGGGTTTTTAGATAGATTAAGAAAAGGTGAAATCACGCTTTATCAAAGTGAAGATGAAAGCAAGTACAGAGGTATTTTAAGACCAGTATCTATCAATGCAAATACAACTGGTGGCATAGTGGACATAAAAGGTAAATCATCATATTCTTGGGATGTTATAAAAATTATTATTACAAATGGTGGATTATTTACAGCCGGAGTAGAAAACACTACTGTCAAATTTAGTTCTTTTGTAGGTAATGAAAATGGTTTAAAACTTGAACAAATGGCAAGTGATGAAATCATTGATGGTTATTGGCAGTTAGTTGGTCATAATATGTATGTAAGATTTTCACCGGGCTTATACACAACCTCAGATGAATTTGAGCTAGAGGTATCTGGGCATATTGATCAAAGATTATCTGCTATTAAAACAGTAAGCACTTCTAGGTACTAATGGCAATCACCTTTACAAATATAATTTTTGATGAGATAATTGAAAATCTTGCGAAGCTAATCAATGATGAGTTTAATATAGCTGTACATTATGATGAGCATAAAGGTGTGCAATCATTTTTGCTAACAGGATTAAGTGATGATTTTGTAACTAATTTAAGCACAGGCGTTCAAAGAGAGTATGCAGTTGAAGTAAATTATCAGCTAAAGATTGGTGGTCAATATACTAAAAACAACATTAAGCAAGTAAGTAACGTAATGGAAAGATTCAAAAGATTAGTATTTAATAATAAAATTTTAAGCAATGGATCAGAGTGGTTTGATGCACAAGTTTCTAGTATTAATTATGAGCAAAATGAAGATGATGAAACCTTGCTTAATGGAATAGCAAATTTTACCTGTCAAAATATCGAGGTTATATAATGAAAATAAAAGCAAGATTAAATAAGATTTACAGAGCAAATTCTAATGGATTGCTTTGTGAAAAGGCTTCACTTAAAAAACTTAAAAAAGGTGAAGTTGTTGAAGTACCTGAAGATGCCGCAAACGAATTACTTAGCATGGGATTTGTTGAAAAGGCAAAAACAAAAAAACAAAATAAGGAGGCTTAATTATGGCTGATACTAGAGTCCTTCCTGTAAGTAATGTTAAGTATGGCTTAAAGGCTGAAACATCTTTTGGGGTAGGTTTAGATTCAGATGGTAATGATGGAACTGCATATCTTACACAACCTGTATTACAAGCACAAAAACCAACTTTTAATATATTAAGAGAGTCAAGGTTATTAAGTGGTCGAGGTCTTGTGAAAAATGCAGCAGACACAATAACAAACACAAGAGGTGGAACTGTAACAATGCCTTTTGACATGGTTGCAACACCTAGAACATTAGCACAACACGCTTTATTAGTTGGGCAAGAAAGTGGAACAAGTGGAAGCACTTTGCATGAAATGGAGATTGATGGAACAAGTAATCCAGCTTCAATCGGTGGAAGCGTATCAAGTGGTATTCCACATTCATGCAATTTAGCTTATTATCCAGCGGCTGGTGAAGGAATAAAGGTTACTGGTGTGGTTTGTTCTGATTTGACAATCACAGGTGATGTAGGTGCAAATAATGGCTTACTTAGTATTTCTGGTAATTATTTTTCTGGATTTTCTAACCCAATTAGTACAGGCACAGTTTTAGAGCAAACCTTTGATGGCACATTTGTTGATGCTCAAACAACATACTTTAATGTTATGGACTTTGACACAAGAACACTAGATGTTGAAGGGAATGCTAATCAAACATTTATTATGAAAGCATTTAGTTTTAACATAACTAATGGTGTTAATAGGGTTGGCTTCAACACAAATGGAGATGCAGAAGTTTATGTATTTCCTGAGTATGTTGTAACTGGTTCACTTACCATAAAATATGATGATCTGTTTGACTATAGTGCTGGTACTAATGTGATTCAAGACTTTCTTGATGGTGACACTATGACACTTAATCTAATAAATGGAACTGGAAATGATGCTGCTGGTGAAATGGAAATTACAGCAGAAATTCAGTACACAGGTGATCCAGCTCAGGATTTATCTGAAACTGGAGTATTTCATA